TGAGGGGGAACTTGCAGTCTTAGCTGAAAATGATGAGATTTCCTTCCCTTTCTGGAACGCGACTTTAAATGCTGATGAAGTGCAGACCTATATAACGCTGGCAAAGCAGATGGCAGAACAGGCAAAAGCACAAAAGCGAGTGCTGTGCAATGAAAAACCAGTAGATAATGAAAAATATGCTTTTCGCTGTTTCCTGCTTAGGCTGGGATTTATAGGTGATAACTTCAAAACCGAACGCAAGGTGCTGCTTTCAAGGCTGTCCGGCAACGGGGCGTACCGAAAAGGCAGAGCAAAGGCGGTGGACGAAAATGAATGATTTTCATAACACCGCCTTCTTTGTCAAGCATCCGTTTAGAATTGAGGATTTAAAAGTGCCGCATCGGTATGAGACGAGAAAACGATTTGCAGTTGTAAAAACCATCGAGCTTTCAAAGATTGACTATGACAACTTCGTTGCCGACCTATGCGTTGACCGCACATTTATTGAGGAAAACAAAGGGCTTTGTCACGTTAATGAGGATGGAGTGTGGCTTTGCTTGCTGGTTAAGCAGAGGGGACGGTCTGATGGAGTGTTGGTAATGCCGGATGGTAGAGATTTTCCAAAGTATGCCGCATATTATCATGGAGAGGAGGACGAGCTATGAGCACAAGAGGCTTTCCTTCAAAAGAAACAGTCCTTCGCCTTAAAGAGCAGTATCCACCGGGAACACGCGTTGAGCTTATCTGCATGGATGATCCGTACTCTAAGCTGAAACCTGGAGACCAAGGTACAGTCTCTTTCGTGGATGATATCGGAACCGTTCATATCAACTGGGACTGCGGTTCTTCTTTGGGTGCAGCTTATGGTGTAGATGTGATCAGAAAGCTGTAAATGTACACAAATTAAGATGCGAAAAATCGTCCAAAATCCAGCGGAAACTCATGCAGAATTGCCTTGCTATCCTGTGTTTTCAATGGCCTAATGTACACTGCCAAAAGGCAAAAAACACAGAGAAAGCGAGGAGAAAGCACAATGCTTACAACGAGGTTTGGAATCGAGGTAGAATTGACGGGGATTACAAGAAAACAGGCGGCAAAAACGGCAACAGCTTTTCTTGGAGGAAGGATTGAATCCAGTGGAGATTATTACGATACCCAAAAGATTATTGCGCCGGATGGACGGATATGGAAATTCATGAGCGACGGGAGCATCCGTACTCAGAAAAAGGAAAACGGACGGATTGTAGCGGCTGGCCGGGAATATAGCGTCGAGTTGGTAAGCCCGATACTGACATACCGCGAGGACATTGAAACCCTGCAGGAATTGATAAGAAGGCTTCGCAAGGCGGGAGGTTTTGCAAACACAAGCTGTGGAATCCATATCCATATAGACGGAGCAAACCACACGCCGCGAAGCATCCGCAATTTTATCAACATTATCGCCAGCAAGAATGACCTTTTCTATAAAGCATTGCAGATTGCTCCGGACAGGATGCGGTTTTGCAAAAAGATGGATGCAGCACTGGTTGAGAAGATGAATCGGCGTAAGCCCAAAACCATGGCGGCGATTGAGAGCATTTGGTACGAGGGCTACAGCGAAAGCCGAAGCACCCATTACCACAACAGCAGGTACCATTTTTTAAACCTGCACAGCTTTTTTAACGGTAACGGGACGATAGAGCTTCGAGGGTTTAATAGCGAACTTCATGCGGGAAAAATCAGAAGCTACATAGTGCTTGCATTGGCCCTAAACCATCAGGCGTTAAGACAAAAATGCGCTTCCAGCAAAAAGCCGCAAGTTGAAAACGAGAAGTTTGCCATGCGGACATATCTCAACCGCATAGGACTTATCGGAGACGAGTTCAAAAATTGCCGGGAGCACCTATGCAAACACCTCGATGGAAACGCGGCATGGCGGTTTCGGGCAGCATAGATAGTCAGGCGCTGGGGGCGGAGAGCCGCCCCTGCCTGCGGTAAACACAAGGAGGATGATACGATGAGCAAAGAAAAAGGAACCATATATTTAGCATACGGAAGCAATCTTAATTTAAGGCAGATGGCATACCGCTGTCCAACGGCAAAAGTGCTGGGGAGTGCAAAACTCACAGGATACCGGCTGTTATTCAGAGGCGGGAATGGCGGCGCAGTAGCAACAATAGAAAAGCAAAAAGGTGAAAGTGTACCGGTACTGCTTTGGAGAATCATGCCTAATGACGAGGAAGCGCTGGACCGATATGAAGGTTATCCGCATCTATACCGGAAAGAAACGGTTAAGGTGCGTTTCAAAGGGCAGTGGGTGTCTGCAATGGTATATATCATGAATGAAGGCAGACCACTGGGGGCACCGGGTCGTTACTATTACGAGGTGATTCGGCAGGGATATATAGACGCGGGTTTTGATATTTCAGTTCTCAATAAAGCGGTACGCGATTCAATTTCAGCGGCAGAGAAGTCTGAGGTGTAGAACATGGGTAACGAGAATCTGATAACTGATAAGATTTACCGGCAGATTACTGCCATACGGGACAGCGGTGCCTGCAATATGTTTGACTTGCCAAGAGTGCAGGAAGAGGCATATAAAATGGGTTTTTATGAATTGGTGGTTCTTCTTAATGAACACAAGAAAGAATATGCCGAGTTTATCCTGACAGGCAAACGATAACGTTAATAACGTAACAGGTTTCATAGAAATCCATTAACGAGAGGAACTTCATCCCTGAGGTTCCTTTTTTCTTGTTCAATTTTAAGAGAGGAGGCGGCAAAGCTGCGGAAGTTAAAACGGTATAAACCAACAAAGTTTATGGCCGAAGGTTCTCGATATGACAAGGAAGCGGCGGATGCCGCTGTTACTTTTATAAACTGCTTGAAGCATACCAAGGGCGAATGGTATGGGATGCCTTTTGAACTCATTGACTGGCAGGAGCAGATTGTCCGGGATATATTCGGAATCTTGAAACCTAACGGATACCGACAGTTTAACACTGCCTATATAGAAATTCCAAAAAAGCAGGGTAAGAGCGAACTTGCAGCAGCAATCGCTTTATACCTTACCTGCGGTGATTTCGAGCATGGTGGCGAGGTTTACGGGTGTGCATCTGACCGTCAGCAGGCATCCATCGTTTTCGATGTTGCGGTAGATATGGTGGAACAGTGTCCGGCATTAAAGTCTCGAATTAAACCAATGCTGTCGCAAAAGCGGCTGGTGTATAAACCATTAGGCAGTTTTTATCAAGTACTTTCAGCTGAAGCATACACGAAGCATGGGCTAAACGTCCATGGTGTGGTTTTTGACGAACTTCATGCTCAGCCAAACCGGGAGCTGTATGATGTAATGCTACACGGATCTGGCGATGCAAGAAAACAGCCGCTGTTTTTTCTGATTACAACTGCTGGCACCGACCGCAATTCCATCTGCTGGGAAGTGCATCAAAAGGCAGAGGATATTTTGCAGGGGCGTAAGATAGATCCGACTTTCTACCCTGTTATCTACAGCGCAGCCGATACCGACGACTGGACAAGTGAAAAGGTGTGGAGAAAGGTTAATCCGTCACTGGGCATTACGGTTGACATCGAAAAACTGAGGGTGGCTTGTGAAAATGCCAAGCAAAACCCTGCAGAGGAAAATTTATTCCGTCAGCTCCGCTTAAATCAGTGGGTGAAACAATCGGTGCGCTGGATGCCAATGGATAAATGGGATAAGTGTGCATTTCCTGTTGATGCGGAAAAACTGCGCGGCAGAACCTGTTACGGAGGGCTTGACCTGTCATCTACTACCGATATTACAGCATTTGTACTTGTGTTTTCACCGCTTGATGAATCGGACAAATATCAGATTCTGCCATTTTTCTGGATACCGGAGGAGAATATCGATCAGCGTGTTCGGCGGGATCATGTACCATACGATGTATGGGAACGGCAGGGCTTTTTATATACCACCGAGGGTAACGTGGTGCATTACGGCTTTATCGAAACCTTTATTGAGGAACTCGGGATGAAATATAACATTAAGGAAATAGCCTTTGACCGCTGGGGCGCAATTCAGATGACACAAAACCTCGAGGCTTTGGGCTTTACAGTTGTTCCCTTCGGCCAAGGTTTCAAGGATATGTCACCGCCTACAAAAGAGTTGATGAAGCTGACATTGGAAGAGCGCATAGCCCATGGTGGCCATCCAGTACTGCGCTGGATGATGGACAATATCTATGTTAAAACCGATCCCGCCGGAAACATAAAGCCTGATAAAGAAAAGTCCACCGAGAGAATAGATGGTGCGGTTGCGCTCATTATGGCGCTTGACCGCGCATTAAGGCATGGAGGAGATGACCGCAACGGATCGATTTACGATGAGAGAGGTTTATTAATTCTTTAAAATAAACTTTGCAGATGTTATAATTTGGATATATTTATGACATTTATGTGGGGTGATTTATGTGGATAATAAAGATAGATTGTTAGCGGATAATGAAGATGAATTGAGAGTTTTACTTGAACAATATTATGAACAAATTAAAAAAGAACAACAGATGTTAGCGGAAAAATATCCACCAAATCCCCCAAATGATGTGTGCTATCATGCTTTGATGTCTGGAATATTGATTGAAAATAGCTTTGGCTCAGTAGTTCATGACTATATACCTTTTTTTAACACTGAATATGAAAAAGTATTTATTTGGACACATTCAAAAGATGCTTATTCTGCGCTTATTTCTGAAGTGAAAACAGAAGTCAAGAATACGAGATTTTGGAAAAATGTTGGGACAATATTATATCTGGCAATGTCGTATTTTGATGCATTTGAAGGAACAGATGAGGAGAGAATTATAAACTATAATTGGATATACTATTTTGACCCAAATCTGTCGTTTGATGATATGGTTCTATATAACATTAATGCTATGGATCAAAAATTCTTAATGAGTGGGATTATTAAAAAGGCAACCGAGATTGAAAACATGTCTCAAATAATTGAATTGTTATTAAGAGATGATGTTTGCTTCACCGCATTAAGTCAGATGGTATCTTCTTTTCAGAGCCATTACTGTTGCTTAATATGTGAGTTAGGTCTTTCACCAATGATGAAGCATAAATCTCACGAGCCGAGTATATGGGAACATGGGTATTTTATACCCAAGATGGAAACAGGAATAGTTCAGGCGTGTAAGTGTGTTGAAAGTATATTGGGAGAACCTCCAAATCGTAATAAGCAAAGCAGATTGATAGAACATAAAAAGAAATGGAAAGATTTATTAGGAATAGATGCAGACGATATTTATAAGAAATCAGGGATGTCATATTTGGATTTTTATTATCATTTGTTTGATGGATTAAGAAATCCTTCAGCACATAGTTATGGAAACATTCATTTTGATTTGGAAAGGAAAAAGACAATTGAGGCTCAGTGTTTTGCTGCATTAATTTTAAGAGGATATATTAATAAACACATTAAAAGCTATGAAGAAGCATCTGGTATTCTAAATTTTAATAAAGGCTTATTAGAGAGAGTTTCGGAGAATATGAGTACAAAGTTGACAAAATAAATAATCATTTGTTGTAGTTCGGACATCTTTGTATATTATAGAAAAGGGCAATTAATAAGTTGCTCTTTTTTTATGCCCATTTTTAGGAGTGATGCCTATGAGAATATTTTCTAGCTTGTTCAAAGCAAGAGACAAGCCGAAAAACAGCCTGTTCGGCAACGCATACAGCTTTTTCTTTGGTGGCACATCCAGCGGAAAGACTGTCAATGAGAGGACAGCCATGCAGACAACAGCAGTGTATGCCTGTGTAAGGATACTTGCAGAGGCTATCGCCGGACTTCCGCTTCATGTATACCGGTACAAGGAAGACGGTGGAAAAGAAAAAGCGCTAACCCACCCGCTATATTACTTGCTCCACGATGAGCCAAACCCTGAGATGACTTCATTCGTGTTTCGAGAAACACTGATGAGTCATCTTCTTTTATGGGGAAATGCTTACGCTCAGATTATCAGGGACGGTTCTGGACGAGTGCTGGCGCTTTATCCCCTTTTGCCAAACAAAATGACGGTAGACAGGGCTCCAAACGGAGAACTGTTTTACACTTATCGGCGCGACAGCGATGAGAGCAGGGTTAATCCAAAAGCAGGCC